GTCAAGAGATTAACAGAATTAAGCGACTAGTTCGCGAAGGAAAAATGGATCACCACTTTGGTGGAAAAGGCGGCGGCAAAGCTGGTGTCGATGGTGCATTTGGTGGTAAAGGTAAAGGAAAGGCCGGTGTTAAGGGCGCTTTCGGTGGAGGAAGTGAAGGTAAAGATGCTTTTGTTAACCCTCCTCAAATCAATAAACTTAACGAGGCAATTCGCCAATTGAGACGTCAGAATCGTGCTCAATCTGAGAAACTGAATAAATACAGAGGGGCTGTTAATTCTCTTCGTGAACAGTTGGAAGATCTCAATTTATTTAATGCAAAGCTTTTGTATGTCAACAAATTGTTGCAAAATAAATCTTTAAACGAATCTCAAAAGAAATCCGTTATTAAAGCTTTAGATGAAGCACAATCGTTACAAGAAGCAAAATCTTTGTATAGTTCATTAACTGAAACGTTTGGACGTGGTGGTAAAAAGACAATTTCAGAATCTCGTGTTTTTGGAAGTTCTTCTAAAACTACTACATCTTCTCAGTCAACGGCAACATCTTCTAACAATGAGCTTAGTAGATGGCAACGTTTGGCAGGTTTATAAAATAAATAAGACTACTTTCACAGGAGAAAAAAATGAGTCGTACATTTAGTTTAAATCAATTAACAGAAGGAATTCGCGATCGTCACGTCGGTCAAGAGTCTTCTAGAATTCAAGAAAAGTGGACACGCACTGGTTTGTTGCGCGGTCTTCAAGAGCACAATCGTGAAAACATGGCACGCTTGTTAGAAAACCAAGCAGCTCAAGTTCTTCGCGAAGCAAATACATTAGGATCTAGCGGTGCTGATGCTGGTCGCGTTGATGGTTTTTCTAACATCGCATTTCCAATTGTACGCCGTGTATTCGGTGGTTTGGTTGCTAATGAATTAGTATCTATCCAGCCTATGTCTTTACCATCAGGTCTTTTGTTCTACTTAGATTACACTTACGGTGCAGACGTTGGTGGTGACGGAACTGGTGATGGTAACACAGATGCAACTTATGCTAGCACTTACAATAGAGGTGACTCTATCTATAACAACCCAGTTGGTTCTGCTATTCGTACAGGATCTGATGCAGTTGGTGGCCAATATGACCTTGTAGGTTCTGGTTTCTCAAAAGTTCATAAAACAGCTAAGCTTGATGCAGCAGGTGACGTTGCTTTTGTTGGTGCTTTTGGTGGCGCTGCTACAGCATCTGCAACTTCTTTGGCAGTTGCAACTACTAGTGGTTCTGATGGTAAGTTATTGCAATTTGATCCTCAATTGTCTAAAGAAATCAGCGAAGGAACAAACACATATACATTCTTAGTTGTATCAGCTTCTGTTCTTGTTGACGATGGTAACTCTTCTAACTTGTTAGATCCTACTCAAGTTAAGCAAATTTCTTTATACTCTAATACCACAACTACAAATGGATTTACTGTTCCTGGTTCTACTATCCAAGGTGGATCTAATATTCTTAACGTTCGTCGTTTGAATCAATTAGGAACTATGGCAGGTGCATTGAATGCAGTTACATTTACTCCTGATCCTCTTGTAGATGCAACAGCAACAAATGCTGGTGTACTTTTTGTTATGCAAGGTGATGGTACTGCTAGATTGGACAATACTACTAACACTGCTTTGACAGCTTCTTTCCCGATTGCTGATCGTGTTGCTGCAGCTAATAATAGCGGTCAAGGTTCAACTTTGGTTATTCCATCATTTGAGTCTGACTTTGCAACTTCACCATCTCCAGTTATTCCTGAGATCGATATCAAGATTGAGTCAATTGCAGTTACTGCAACAACTCGTAAGTTGAGAGCTCGTTGGTCTCCAGAATTGGCACAAGATCTTAATGCTTATCACTCAATGGATGCTGAAGTTGAATTGACTCAAATTCTTTCTGAGCAGATTGCATTAGAAATCGATCGTGAAATCTTGAATGACTTGATCACTCAAGCTCGTGGTGCTAACTTCTTCTGGTCTCGTTCACCTGGTAAGTTTGTTAACAAGCGTACTGGTGCTGTAGTTGAGCAAGGAAACACTTTGCAAGCTGGTCCAGCATTTACTGGTACAGTTCGTGAATGGTATGAAACTTTGGTTGAAACCATCGTTGACGTTGCTAACGAAATCCATCGTAAGACTTTGAGAGGTTCTGCAAATTTTGTTGTTACTTCTCCTGAAGTTGCTACAATCTTCGAAGCTTCTGTAATGTACAAGCCTTCTTTGAAGATTGACGGTCAGGGTCAGGTTGGTGCTCCATTCCAATTGGGTGCTCAATCAGTTGGATCTCTTTCTAACAGATTTACTGTTTATAAAGATCCTTACTTCCCACGCAACAAGCTGTTGGTAGGTTACAAAGGTGGATCATACTTGGAAACAGGTTATGTTTATGCTCCTTATGTACCGTTAATCGTTACTCCTACTATTTTCCAACCAGAAGATTTCACTCCAAGAAAAGGTGTGATGACTCGTTATGGTAAGAAAATGGTTCGTGGTGATTTTTACGGAACAGTAACTTGCTTGGATATGAACGTTATTTAATGAGATATCTTTTCT